CAGCTATTTGTTGAGTAGTTATCTCTTTCTGTACATTAGCAGCCTTCTCAGCTGATTTACGTTCCTGATTAGCTGAATACATTGTAGATCCTGCTGATACTGTAGATATTGTCATTGCGATTGCTGCTAATGCTAATGTTGATGTTGTTGTTAATGCCATACTATTCTCCTATAGTTTTAATGTATACTGTTTCAAAATGTTTATAACCTCTCTTACTATATAACTTACATAAAGCATCGTCTCTTCTATTACCTAAACTTGCCATTAAACAATACTTTATTTTATTATTTTTACAATATTCTTCTATCGCCTTCATCAAGCGAATACCTAACGAACTTTTTCTATACTCTTCTCTTACATACCAAAAAACTTCATTAAACATCTTTTCATCTGAATCAAACACATGTGGTATAATAAATCCTCCAATACTTCCAACTGCCTTTTTCCCATCATACGCAATAAACGATATATTCTTTCGTGCAATAATTTCGCATAACTTCTTAACGTCTTTATACTTAAATGCAAGATTTTGCTCTTTAAACGCCTTGAGATAAAACTCTTTAACCATCTCAATCCCAGCATCTATATCCTTTTCTTCGACCTTCTTAATAATCAATTCATATGATTGTGTAAAACTCACGCCATTACCGCCCTTCGTGGTAAGTTTTCTACATAACTCTCTGACCTATTAACACAATACTCTAAACTTACATCCATCTGTTCACACATTGCCAAAGCATCTACTAAATCTATATACAAAGACTTTATCTCTTTATTAGTAACACCAGCTAACTCACTCTTTAATTCAGGTAACCATTCAGCATCTTGTGCAAACCATATTGATTTAGCTTTAAACCTTGGCTGTAACATCTTTATTCTTTCAAGTTTACTCCCTACTTTTGCATGTTCTATCGGCACAATATTAAACCTTATATTACGTCTTGTCATCTCTTTATATATAAACGGCTCTAATATCTGCTTAAAATGTCCTTTTTCTATGCCAAACCGTCTTATCCCATACTTCTTAACAACATCAAACATCTGATTCATTAACTCTACACTATCCCAACGACCAAAAGGTACGTCTATAAGATACCAATATCCGTCTTTCATGCGTGCATTTACTATTATTGCCCTGAAACAAGAATCCAGCTTTGGACTTGATGCTGGATCTAACGTAGCAAACACCTCTTGTGCTGATGCTACTATATGCTCTATCGTTCCTTTAGAATAGTACATATAATCAGATTCAAGGAATAACCTTGTTGCATCACTCACAGCTAAACATAACCGTTCCCTTAACCATATAGGTAACTTACCCATATTATCGTACTCTCTACGTTCAGCTTTAATATCTTCTATTGTATATTTATCTCCCCAAGTAGGATTTTCCATATTATCATCACATATCTTTACTCTATGACATTCAAATCCTGTATTCACAGGGTCAGCAAATACTCTTTCAATTATACATCTTTCACCTAAATTGTTACCAATTAAGAATATTCTTGTATACTGTCCTAAAAACTTTACATCAGATAAGAACCATTCCCAGTCTTTTTCCTGAACTGTATCAGATTTACTATCTTCTAAATCCTGTAAATCATTACAAATTATAATATCAGGTCGTTTATCTATATTAGCTAACCCTCTAATACTTGCCCCTTTACCATACGCTTCAATATTTAAAGTGATAATCTTATCTTTAAACTCTAACTGGTATCTCAAAACATTAGCTGATTTCTTTAATATCCTTTTTATCCTTTGATTTATTATGGGATTACTTATTGCTTCTGAATGAATTGCATCTAAAGACTTAACGGCTTGTGTATCGTTATTTCTAATAATAACAATATAATTCATATCTTCACTAGGGAAAGTTATTGCATGTAATGGAAACGATCTATTAACTATCTGATCTTTAGCCGATTCTCTGAACCCCTCAATAGCAACGTGTTTCTTTCCCTTTAACAACAAATCAGACCAATCATAATGAAAACTTGCTGGACTTACTTCGTTCTTACCATTCTTTAATATTATCTTTCTAAAATTGACAAGGTTATCTTTTGCTTTTATTATTGCTTCTGTAAGTTTTTCAACATTCATCGGCTTTACCTAACGCTTCTTTAATGAATAGATCATGTGTAACAGTTCCACTATTTTCGTTATCACGTTTTTCTCTGTAATTATGTTTATTTTGTAATACCATTCCTTGAATTGTAGGTCGTAACTCTTTAGTATCTCTAACTAACTTATTTTCAGTTATTTCTTGTATAAAATCCCATAACTTGCAAATACTTTTGTTATTTTTATATATATTATTAACCCATTCAGATCTCAACTGATGTGATACACTATGATTTTCAAGCATATAGAGATGCACTTCACCCATTAAAACAAGACCTTCTTGCTGTTTTAACCAGTTATAAGTATCTTCAAAGATAGTTTCAACTTCTTCTTCAGTCCATTTTTCTGCTGCTTTATTGTTTCTCCACCACTTTGACATCCATCTCCCCTTAAAAGTATAGCCGTGACAAAACGCCTTTATTTATAAATCAATTTTTATTGCTTACCCGTATGCCACGACTAAAATAAAAAAAGGAAAACAAGATCACGTTAATGATCTCATCTTCCTTCTAAAAAAATATATATTTCTTCATAGTTTCCCTCATGTCTTTCGACATTAGTTTTAATACAATATAATTATACCATATGTGGTATTGAAAGTCAAGAATTATTTTATAAATCAAATCTAATGGATGCCTTTTATTTTATTTAATTTTCGAAAACATTTGACAAAGCGATATCAATGTGATATACTGTTTTCAGTTCAATAACCGAAACACAAGGAGGAAAAAATGGAAAAGAGAAAAAATGTATGTGGGAAAACGAGGAAGGAAGTGGTGGTGTAATATGGTAGAGAATTATATGGTAAAACCAATAACATTAGCAGAAGAGATCTCTATGGGATGGCATGATGATGAAGTTCAGGAGAATCCTATGTGTCCTAGGTGCAAGAACGAGTTGTCGCCTAGTAGCATAGAGTGTTGTGAAAAGGATTGGTTATGTGTATGGTGTGAAGAAGAGTTTAACGATAACGAAGTGGAGATGATATGAGAAATCCAAAAATAGCAGTAAGAATAGAATCAATGAAGACATTACAGCAAGTTCAGCTTGTGTTGAGCATGAACGGAGATTTAGATCTAGCATTAGAGTTCGATGACATTTTAATGAAGATGTGTAGAAAGAATTTTAATGATGATCTAAGAGTAAGAAGATTAAAATTAACCGAAGAGTACATGAAAGCAGGTAAATGTGAAAAAAGAAACTAAAAGTAAGTCCTTTGTAGTAAGGATTACACCTAGTGACATGAGTTATCTTGATGAAACTAGGGAAAAAGACTATGAGATCAGTAGGAATGAGGCAGTTAGAAGAGGGATCAGGATGTATATTGATGATTATGCGAGTAGAATAAAGAAAAGGAGATTAAAATGAAAGAACTAATGACAAAACTAACTAAAATGCAACAGGAATTAAATGTGCCAAAGAATCGTGACAATGCTTTTGGTGGATTTAAGTACAGATCATGTGAAGACATTCTTGTAGCAGCAAAAAAACTAACAAAAGAGAATGGTCTTCTATTGACTTTAAGTGATGAAATAGTCAATCTAGGTGATCGTTTCTATGTAAAAGCAACTGCAACTATCTCTGATGGTGCAGATTGTTGGAAGGTTTATGCATATGCTAAAGAAGCAGAGAGTCAAAAAGGCATGAATGCTGCTCAATTAACAGGATCCACTAGCTCTTATGCGAGAAAATACGCTTTAAATGGCCTTTTCTGTATAGATGATAGCCAAGATGGTGATGTTATAAACATAGGTGAAGACAATGAAGTGTTAACTGACAAGCAGTTGTCAGATATCATGACACTTGTTCAGACCTGTAAGGATCTAAAGATCTTTGATGAGCCAAAGTTCCTGAAGTTCTTAAAAGCAGAAAACTATAAAGAGATCACAAAAGCTTCATATGACAAAGCAATAAAAGCTCTAAAAACAAAGCTAGGTGAATAATGGAAATATTCAACATGGAACAGGGAAGTCCTGAATGGTTTGAAGGTAAGCTAGGGAAACCTAGCTCATCAAACTTCGGTAAGATCCTGACACCAACAGGAAAACCATCCACTCAGGCAAAGAAGTATCTATTTAAACTTGCTATGGAAAGACTTTCAGGTACAAGAGATGAGAGTTATACATCATTTGCGATGCAACGTGGTGTTGAAATGGAAGAAGAAGCAAGA